GCGCTTGCCTGCGCTCACGATGTTCAGGGATTTCAGTTTCAGCGGCTCTGTAGCGGTGGGCTTCATCATGTCCTTGAATGCTTCGTATGCACCCTCACGATCCTGACCGCCAACCAACAGCACATGATCGTATCCCTTTTCGGCAAGCCAGAACAGCATATCAACAGGATTCTTGATCTTGGCGTTGTCTATGAAGTTGCCTTCAGGAAAGAACTTTTTCAGATACCCAAACTTCTGTTTTGGAGAGAGCGGATTCTTCTTGGGGTCATTGGTGCGACTGCTGAACATGGCGTGTTCTGCGCCATGCTTCTTTGCAGTCTCCACCACTGTGTCAACGAGCAGTTGGTGTCCAGAAGTAGGTGGCTGAAAGCGACCGAATGCAACCACGATGGTTTTGCCTGGTCGCGCAGACTGAGATTTACCTCTAACCTGTTTTGCCACGGGGATCACCTCCGATATTGCACTTCAGACACCAACTGCTCGTTACTCTTTTTTCCAAGTCTTCTCTACAGTGAAATTGCTGCGCGAGAAGTCAAGGCGGTCTACTAGTTTGACGGCTGCGTTGCTCATGCGGTCAATTGCCACATAGCCTTCGGGAGCGGTAACACGATATCCCTTGCCGTCCTTTACAAATGTTCCCATCCCACCCTTGAGGGAGGACAGTTTGCTGACAATGCTCATCTTCAGCACGGTCAACGAATTATGTAGGGCGAAAACCTGATTGATCTGGTTGCGATTCCGCTTGATCCAGTCCATGCTCGGAGTGGTCTTTGTGCTTGGCTTCTTTCGCGCAGTCTGTGCTTTCTGTGCCATCATTGCCAGCAACTGATTCACATCGGCATGACCGCTGCCCATGTTTGCGCGGACAAGTCCATTGATGTAGGTCTTGATGGCTAACTTCACGCCTTCGTTTCTACTGATGCCGTTCATCGTGGTCTTTAGTGCAGCGGCTTGCTGCATGAGCGTGTCTATGCTTCGCTCTATCGCTTGGCGATCACGCGCAGAGAACAGTCCGCTGCCGTCTGCCACACGCAGAGTGGCATTGTCGTACCACACATCCCGTGTCTTCTTCAGATATGAGATGTCGGGATTGAAGCGAGCCACCATTGTCTGCAACGAGTCGCCCTCGTATGCGGTGTGGAACACGATGCCGATCTTCGCGGCAGCAATGCGCTGTCCGAGTTCGCTCTTCGGATCAACCGCATAGGTGATCGTGTTTGCGCGGAATGTCAGATACCTCTTGCCGTCAATGGTTTCGCGCTGCACGGTATCGCTGTCAAAAAGAAGATCGCCTTGCAGCACTCCACGAATTCCTAGTTTGGAGAAATGCTTCAGAGCAAGTTTGAGTTTGGCATTGAGTCCGTCTGCGGGATGGTTCGCATCAATATCTGCATTCGTGAAGTTTAGTTTGGGTGTCACATTGAACACACTCTTCGTGCCAACAAAAAATCGACCACTGCTCGGGTCAATTCCGCAGATGACGGCGGGTGCGCCATCCCACTTCACGGTGATGTCGTATGCGGTCGGCTCGTTTGCACCAAACACATCAAGCACCCCACGGATAGCAGACACCGCACGACCGAATCCTGCGTAGCCGCTGTTCAGAATTTCGTCTTCAAGATGCTCCAAGTGGACATTCTTGCCACTCTTTGCCTTGAATGCTTCTGTGAGATGTTCCGTGAATCTAATCAATACAGTCCTCCGCTTCCGTATTTAGGAAACTTGGACTGCCTGTTCTTCGCGGTATGTACGGATTGCGTCCACCAAATCAGCAATGTACTCGCGGGGATCGGCTGTGAAAACCTGTGATCCTCCGTCTTCCACGCCGATCAGAATGGCAATATTTCGCAATTCCTGACCCGTGCGATCCTGCCACATGAGCGAATATGCGGTGGCTTGCATGAAGTAGTCCTGTATCGCATCCTCAGACTTCGGGTAGTTGGAAGACTTGAAGTCAATAACAGACGGAACTCCGTCAAATTCACCGATGCAGTCCGTCCGACCAGCGAGTCCCACTTTTTTAGACCAGAGCGGGACTTCGATGGCGAATATCTTGCCGATGCGGTCGATGTCTTCCTGCATGGACAGGAACAGATCCGCCTCGGTTGTTCCAATGGTCGCGGACGAACCAGCCTTTGCCTCAACAAGCGAATTTGGCGCGAGACTGTTTCGGAGATAGGTTTCAATAATCGCGTGTAGTTTCGTGCCACGGGAGAGTACTCGCTTGGATTCTTCGGGATTGTCACGCCGCCATTTGGCAAAGAATGCACGCTTCTTCCATCCCGTAACCGTGGTCACAGACGGAAAAATGCCGTCAGGAGTCTTGTATCTCCTGCCGCTCGGGGTTTCAACGCTTTCAATTTGGTCGTTTAGTTCAACGAACGCATGATCAAATGTTTTCATTTCACTCTTCTGGGGTTTCTTCCACTACCTCTGTGCCTTCAGGAAGTCCCTTGGACTCTTCTGGCTTGGGTGTGTTAGCGGTAGTCTGATTGCGATTCTGCCAACGATTGGCTGCTTGCCACTCGGGATTGTTCTGTTGGTTCTGCTTGATCCAAGCAAGGTATTGTCTCATGTCTGTCATAGTGTTCTCCTTTAGTATGTAGTGTCCTCATCGGACTGTTCCAATTTCCCATTTAGTATTTCAGAGCAATCAGTCAGGAACTGTTCTGATGCTTCGGTATAAACAGAAGCCTGTTTTGAAAACTCTGTGAACACAGCCGCCGTGAACGGATGGGAGGCTCCATATTTTACCAGTGCTGGCAGGACGATTCCCACCACAGCCTCTTGTATGTACGAATATTTGGTATCAAACCGAAACGACTCGCATTGCTGCTGCCGCAGCAAGTCTTCTGCCACTTGGGAAAATGCTTCACGATCCTGCCGTGGCAGGCTGTCCATTTGTGTCGTTGCAGACTCCACAAGTGTACGCAGACAACCTACCGAGCAGGTTCGCATGGAGTAGTCGCACTCTTCCTTGATGGACAGGAACTCAAACGGCGTGGTGTTTTCCCGTATGCGCTTCACCACATCGTAGTAGCCGAACAGCCGTATCTCTTCGCCTTCTACTCGCACAAAGTCAACATTCTGCATCGCATATGAAAGGCTGCATACACGCTCAAGCAGTTTGCGTGAGCCGAATGCTTTTGCGTATACCGTCTGTTCGTTCTGTGTCCAACAGCGGAACAGGTCGCCCACCTTTGGACGAAAGCGAACGGCTGTGTCCTTTGACTTCATTAGCAACACCGAAGGTTCGTGCTTTTCAAGCAGCGAATCCACCACGGCAGACACCAGTACAGGCGTTGAGCCGTTGCCAACGCTGCACTGCATGGACAGGGGACGATTCTTGTTGGACAGTTGGTAGGTAAGCGAACAAAAACCTTCTGCACAGTTCACGCGAACCGACCCACCACTGTCGGTTGTATCATGCTCAATCATGTTTTACTTCTTCTTTCTTGGTCGCAATCCGAATGTGAGTCTCTTTCGCAGGGACAGTTTACGCTTGCGCTTTGCTTGCGCTCGCTTGCCGCGAGTCTTTCTGGCAGTGCGCTTGGCGGTGAGTTTCATCTTACGCAGTTGAGAGGCGGGACGCTTCACACAAGCACGCGGTCCTTTTTTCTTGAAGCCTGGAGCGCACTTAAAGATGATGCGCTTCTTGCCTTTGCGTACCACTATCTTACGCTTTGCTGCGACCTCATTCAACATCTCACTCTCTACTTCAAACTCTTCGTCTATTTCTTCGTTCTCTTCCACCTCAACAGTGATGTCGGCTTCCTCAACAGGATCAAGAATATAGATTACCCCGTCTTCCTCTTCCCACTCAATGCCTTCCTGCTCCAAATAGTCCACGACATCCTCATGGGAGAAGTTCGGCATATCAAGCACGATCTTCTGCTCGGTGAGTTCAGCATCAAACTCCTCAAAAATGAGTCGTTGCAGAGAGCAGAATGCGTGGTCGCGTAGGTCTTTGAATGGTTTCATGTTTGGAACCCTGGTTTCTCTGCTCGCTTCTCTCCAGCCTCACGACCCTTCCCACGGAAGTAGACTCGTGGTTTAATGTCTTCTTTGCTTGGAACCCTCTTCAGTTTCTTTCCATCCTCAAACACCACATCAATTCCATCATTCACGCGGTCATACACTGGTGTACCACCATTCAAACCAAACTTGATGAAATTCAATTCACCGTTTTCAATGGCGAGCCAGAACAAATCGTTCATCGCATTTCCGAATGGGTTGGTGGTATCTTTAGTTATATCTTCAAACACAGTCTCGCAAAGTACTTTCTTGGTGAACTTTTTTTCAGGTACTCCTCTCACGGACTTTGATTGCAAATACTTCATTGCAATCTGAGAGCCTTCGTTGGTAGTGTTTTCGGATATCAACTTTACGAACTCGTATGCAGTCTTCAGTTGTGGAGGGATCTTTGCTCCTTCAAGCAGTTTCAATATGTCACCAGGTTTCACGGTG